ACGCCCTACTGCAGATGATTCTGGTAGAACCGCTGGGTAATGTCCCGCAAGGACATTCGATAGCAGCCCGTCCAGATAGCGTGCCGACCTCCACAAACCAGCCCAGTAAAGCTGGTTCCGGAGGCTGACCATGCTAACCACCTCTTGTGCATCATGCCGCGATTGCGGAAAGTCCCTACGTACGCGAGTGATTGAAACATCCTCGCCAGCGTAGAAATCCGCACCGCAACTCTCCCTGAACCTTCCGGTCCAGAATGATTTGCGGTCGTTGACCTTGAAGCCTAAAGCCTCAAGGACTTCGATTACGGCTGTCGCGAATTCAACGGGGACAATGATATCGTCCCCGTATACGCGCACACTACCAGAGAGATTAGTGATAATCTCCCGGGTGACTGGCCGGCCGAGCACTCTTTGTATCCCGATGAAAGCGCAGGTGAGAAACACCATTGATTCAATCGGAAACGTAAGCGCCGAACCCATGGACGCGAACTTGGTCAGAGTATGAATACCATGACCAGGTACGTCAGCCCTACGAGAACGCGTGGCGTCGAGAGCCTCAATAAAGGGGCTTCCTTCGTACCACAAATCCTCGCGTACGAGCTGCCAGGAAACTCGGTCGGATGCTTCACTAAGATCTAGTGTCGCCAGGTCCCCGGTAAGGGAACCCTCCATTGCCATGAGCTGGTTAGGCACACGGTCAGTGAATCCGATCATCTCTCGAACGAGTGTATCGCTCTCAAGGAGATCAACGAGTCGTTGCGACACCCCCTGCTGCATATACTGCATGCAGGTGGGTTCAATCGCAATGAGCCGCGGAGTTTTCTGCGTCTTGGGGACCGAGATGACCTTAACAGGCCTCTCTTCCCCGGGTGATAGAAACCGGACACGGTCGAGGATATAGTAACTCCTCCAGCTCGGCAAGGCATACTCCCCAAAAGGGAAGATGTCTTCCAAGCGCTCGGTCCACTCGTACTGATCGAACTTACCGTTACCGGAAAGTCGGTCAGCCGTTGAACCGGGCCCGTGCTTCGGGCGAATCATCCAACCCCGATCGGGATCGGCGGGTTCGTTGCGCTCTGTCTCATAGTAGATTTCTCTATCCATTTGACGGAGCACATTCCCGAAGAGCATCCTTGAGATACGAGTAAACTCGTGTCTGGCTTTCGCCAAGCGCTGCCCCTTTACCTCGACGACTGAGTCGCCGGGGAACGGGTGTAGGCTCCAGAGATGTTCCAGCTCTAGCTCTGTGTCGATGAAGCCTGCTACCGCCTTTTCCTCCCTTTCAGGAGTACAAGGCTTAAGCATCTTGCCGAACATCAGAGTTAACTGACGTACTGCGAAGATTGCCTCGATAGCTTGGAGGGGGACTTCCCCCCGACCATCATCGATCAACAGACCAGTACTTCGATCGAACACGAGCTCCAAGAAGCCGCCCATGAAAAGCGGGAGCTTCTGCCTCTTCCGGTAACCCTGGAAGAGGTCGGGAGTTACCCGACCAAGGTCAAGACTTCTCTCGAAGTCCTTACCGAAGTCAGGTAAAGTGATGGTGAAAAACTCATCACCCTCTTGTTCAAACCTGGCCAGGACTGTTTTCCAATCCTGGTCGGTGCACACGCGACACTCAGTGCCTAGTTCAACTAGGACTTCGCGCCAGAACAATTGCAGGCTTTTCATCAAGCCCTCCATTCGTTGTGAGGTGTATTGATCCTGTTGTTGTGTACCGATGCAGTCGCTGTCCCGGACCTTCCGGGGCAGTCCCATCAGGTTCCTAGGCGGGGGAGAATAAATCCTCCCCCACCCGTGTTGAGTCTTACGACTCGCCACCAAGGAACTTGACGGTGTTCGCAGCAGACGAAGCGGCAAGGTTGGCGATAAAGCCATCCCAAACCTGCTTCGCCTCGGCCGGCGAGTAGCCGACCGGCGGAACATCAACCACGATGTACATAGACATCGAATAGTTGAGGTTCTGCGCGGCGTTCAACGGGTCTGCGGCCACCTTACGGTGGTCCAGACGGATCGTACGTCGAGTCCGCTTCCCATATGCATGGGAAACGGACATCTTGACGTTACCGTCATCCTTCGAAAAGGTGCCGGTGTTGATCCCCGAGCCAGTGCGCGCAAGCGCATTGGCAATCGCGTTGATTGTAACGGACTGCGGATCGGCAAGAGCCACAACTGTGTCCTGTCGTCTGGGTCAGTTTCGACCCGATGGCCTGCACCACGGATGTGGCACAGGTGAGATTGATGTGTGCTTACGCCCACATCACCGCGCTCGGGTGATCCCGATTGCGGCGCAGATGGCCTTCTGACGGTTGGAAAGACCGTCGAAGGTCGTATTGAAACTGTACGGAGATGCGGGTAGGCGGCGCTTGGATATTTCCGATCTACGGAAATACCCGTGCTGACCACCATATGAGAAGATGGTCGAAGTTTCCTTCGTCATCTGCCTCATCATGTACCCATATTGCATCACCATGCCGTCATTGCCAAGATTGGAGATGTTTTTCATAACATCCCCGGTATTGGCAAACCAATCGGCGGCCCAGCTCCACGGTGACAGGTTCCACACAACCTCAGGCGTTAGCCTGAGGCCAAGCAGCTTGTTCGCGTATGAAGAATAGCGATCAAGCTGGCCTCCAAGATCATTGGAGACTGGAACATGATACCTAAATGCCCCACTGAACCATGAGCGAACCTCTTTTGTTTCGCTCGTGGAGGCATTACTAGCTGTGACAGCGATTTGATTAAGGGGTGCCAGAACGGCATTACCCGCAATCGAACGCTGTTCGAAGCTAGGTGGAAAAACATGACGCCGTCTGATCTTCTGATCACTCTGGGCTTGATAGCCCTTGATGATCTCGTGCGAACTTTTAACGGTTCGCGCGAAATTATGAAGATCCGACACGAGGGGTTTCCAACCGAACTCCACATTGAGATACTCAGAGCCACTCCCTTTG